GGGGGCTTTCGTTTATGTGAACTACTTATAGGTGAATCAAAAGATTCATCCCATGTTTAATGACATGATTATAAAAGGAGGGTTATAAAAATGGGAACAAAAAGAGTAGGCTTGGCACGAACCCAAGCACTGATCCAAGGATTAAAGAGAGAGTTGAGTTTGGGGGGCACCACGTTTCTCAATGCCAAGGACGGCAAGATGACGCAAGGCGCCGGAACGGTTATAGCAAACGACACCGCCGCAGTTTCATTGACCGCGAGTGATTCGGGGAAAGCGATTATAAGCAATTTGGCGTCCGCCGCGAAAGTTGTTTCAATCGCTACCGGTCAAGTAGTGGGCTGGACGGTAAGAATCGTTCAAGCCACCGCCCTCGCTGGCAGCGGTCAGTACACAATCAATCTGGTTTCAGGAACAGATACCTTCTGTGTGGGCACTTATGCTAATGTATATGGATACGCCGCAGGCGGCAAGCACGCTACGGCATCTAATGACCAACTTGTGATCGCTGGCGCAGCCACCAATAGTGGTCACGGTAGAGGTAGCACGATAGATATCACATGTGTTGCTGCCAACAAATACTTAATTGAAGTTAATGGCTCAATGCTTGGTAGCGGAAACGATGCCTATACTTTCAATACACAATAAAATACATTTTCACATTTTTCCCCCCTTCCCTTTTGGGTTGGGGGGGTTTTTATTTAAAATGTCGATCTTCTAAATTTTTTTCGCCCCCAATTTTTTGAGATTTTCGATTTCGCGAGAATAATACTATTTACTTTATACCACCCAGGAGTTAACAATGGGAAAGAAAAGAAGATTAAAGAGCGCTAACGCCAAATTCGCACATAAACATTCAGCACATCCGCGCGCGCGGCTTTTGACATCTCTGTATACTGATGAGGAGGAGACGACTGTTGAAAATACAGCCACGACAGAGGAACCAACTGCTACCGTTGAAGTTGAGGCTATCCCTCCTGTTAAGGAGACTGCCAAACCAAAGCTTGAGGTTGCTGCGCCGGAGCCCAAGAAAGCACCGCGCACCAAGCGCGCTGCCGCCAAAAAGAAGACTACTACAACACGCAAAAGCCGCGCCCGAAAGACAACTTCGCAAGAAGAGAAGAAATAACATTCTCTATTGTTGATTTGCTCTCAGTATCACTATTTATGTAGTAGGAGTACGTATGCATGCCCACCAATCTTAATCCAGTTTCTCAAACCAGCGCTGTCATATTAACTTCCACAGGAAGCACCGATCTGGTTACCGGTTCTTTGCCTTTTGGTATTTATAGTGGCTCATCGCCCTTTATTAGCGGCGCCAGCGATCAGGTGGCATATGTATATAAGAAATTGGGTGGCGATGTTGTAGACATCGAATTAACCCCTTCTAACGTTTATGCTTCTTACGAGGAAGCGGTGTTGGAATACTCTTACGTTGTTAACCTTCATCAAGGTAAAAATGTTTTATCTAATGTGTTAGGAAGTGCAACAGCCTCATTCGATAACAAGGGTAATATCCAAACTGGCCCAAGCGGCTCAAATCTTAAATATCCCAGATATTCTCTTGGGTATTCCCGCCGTGTAGGTGACGCTGCCGCCGCTGCCGGCGGATTTGGTGGCACTGTTCCGCAATATTCAGCCTCCTTTAAGACTGTTCAAAATCAGCAAGATTATGATTTACAATCTATCATTAAGGATGCTTCTGACACCGGATTAGATGAATCTGGCAATGCTGTCCCATACTCTGGCAAGGTCGGGAACAAGAGGGTTGTTATTACAAAGGTGTTCTATAAGACCCCGCGCGCCATGTGGCGCTTTTATGGCTACTATGGTGGTATCGGAGTGGTAGGTAATTATTCAACCTATGGACAGTTCGCTGACGACTCGACGTTCGAGGTTATTCCCACCTGGCAGAACAAACTACAAGCGATGGCTTATGAAGATTCTATTTTCACGCGCACATCGAATTATTCTTTTGAGATTGTTAATAACAAATTAAGATTATTTCCGACTCCGAGTCATTATGGTTTTAATGATGGGCTTAATGATAGGTTCTGGGTAAAATTTTATGTTGATCAAGAGCCTTATGAATTAGATGGGACAACCGACTCCGGAATCGAGGGTGTTAATAACATGAATACTCTCCCGTTTGATAATGTCCCCTTTGCTAATATCAACTCAATGGGTCAACAGTGGATTCGAAAGTATTCATTGGCTCTCTGTAAGGAGATGTTGGGGCAAATTCGAGGAAAATTCACAACTATTCCCATTCCAGGCGAAAGTGTGACGTTGAATCACAGCGAACTCCTCTCACAAGCCAAAGAAGAACAGCAACAATTAAGAGATAAGTTGGCAGAAATGTTAAAAGAGACAGAATATGTCGCTCTCGCCAAGCAGGATCAAGAGATCGCCGATGCAGCAACAAATGTACTCAAAGTCACGCCGATGCCGATTTTTGTGGGGTAATAAAGAATGTCAAACGAATGGGAAAGACCAACTTCGCCACCACCACCCCTATTCTTAGGTAAAAAAGAGCGTGATCTTGTAAAACAGGTCAACGATGAGCTTATAGAAAAGGTCATCGGCCAACAGATCTTATACTACCCTATTGATTTAGAACGTACTAATTTTCATGATTTATATGGTGAAGCGGTAGAAAAGACATATCTTCCACCTATCCGCGTGTATGCTCTTGTTAAGTTTGATGAAGAGGCGACACAATATATGGATGGTGTAGGGGTAGATAGAAATTTTGTTATTACTGTCCATTTTCATAGACGCAGGCTGACAGAAGACCAAAATCTCTTTGTTCGAGAAGGCGACTTTATATTATATGGAGAAACTTATTATGAGATCGTTAAAACATCAGAAGAGAATAAGCTCTTCGGACAAGTAAATCACACATTTGAGATCTCTACGGTTTGTAAGAGAGCAAGAAAGGGGCTTTTTGATGCTACCTGATAACTTTGACTTTGCACAATTACCCACTGGTTCCGCAGAATACTCTTTAAAAGAAATAGGGATGTTGGCGTCCACTATCGAGGATATAGATTATGCATTAACTTCTTTTGTGAAGGTTGATCTTGAATTATACACTACTTCGAACGAGGGTTACAAACAAGTACCAGTTTTGTGGCAGACCCCTGAGCGTGCTTTTCAAGTAAAACATAAAAAAGATTTGAGAGATAATAATAATTCTATTGTATTACCTGTTATAACTGTTGAGAGAACAAATATAACAAAAGATCCTAGCCGCAAAGGCTCCTATCAGGCTAATAATTATTCAGTTGATAAGAATGGTCGCGCCGGCCGCTTTGTAATAGCTAAGCGAATAGTCCCTGACAAAACACGCAATTTTGCTGTTGCTGGAAATGTTCGTAAACCCAATTTTACTTCAGGAACTCAACAACGATATTATCCGTCTGTTAATCAAAAAGTAGTTGTCCAGACATTATCAATTCCAATTCCAGTTTACATCAGCGTAGATTATAAGATTCTAATTAAGACGGAATACCAACAACAGATGAACGATTTAGTAGCCCCTTTCGTGACTCGTACTGGTCAAATCAATTCGTTTGTAATGAGAAGAAATGGGCATTTATATGAAGCCTTTATACAGCAAGGGTTCACTCAATCGAACAACGTAAGCGCTTTGGGAGAAGACGCCCGGCAATTTACCACCGAGATAACAGTCAACGTTTTAGGATATCTGATCGGTGAGGGCATAAATGATGATCGCCCGATCGTCCGCATTGATGAAAATACTGTGGAGTACCAGTTCCCCCGAGAATCAGCAGTACCTGTCGGGAACTTCAATCTTTGGGAAGAAGAAGATTAGTTCAGGAACTAAATATTGAAAGTTCGGTATCCTTTTGGGTTTAAAAATACTATTTAGAGTATGATTAGGCATTAACAACACTTGCTTTTCAAGAGAGGAACCATAATATGTCAGTAAAAAGTTTCAAGTTTGTATCTCCTGGGGTGTTTATCAACGAAATTGATAACTCGTTTATCCCTAAGTCAGCAGATGCAATCGGCCCCGTTATCGTCGGTCGCGCCCGCCGCGGCCTCGCGATGCAACCCGTAACAGTCGAGTCTTATTCAGATTTTGTCAATATG